GTATGCCGATAAAAAGGCCATCGCCGGTAAACTCCGTTTCATCCTGCCCACAAAGATCGGCGAGGTGTTTATATCGGATCAGGTAACGGAAGAAGTTTTATACCGTGTATTGAGCAAGCCTCTTTAATTAAAGGAAACCGCATTGACAGAATTTGAGGCACTCCTGCGCCTGCACATGACCAGGGGGATTGGAACAAAGACATACCAGGCGCTTATAGAACGATTCGGTTCTTCAGAGGCAATCCTCGATGCCCCCAGGGCGGAATTGGAGGCCGTATCCGGCATAGGACCAAAGCTAGCCACGGCTATCATTGAGATATCCAGAACAATTGATATCACCACTGAAATTAATTTAGCAAAAGAAAAGAACGTTCAAATCATACCTTGCACGAGTGATCAATATCCAAAGCACCTCAAAACCATCTACGATCCACCACTCGTTCTTTATGTCAAGGGCAACATCCTGGAAACCGATATTATAGCCCTTGCTATTGTTGGAGCACGACGTTGCACCTATTATGGTCTCTCGCAAGCAGAGCGTTTTAGCCGATTGCTTGCACAGAAAGGACTCTGTATTGTAAGCGGCATGGCGCGTGGAATAGACGCTGCAGCGCATCGCGGCGCAATCAATTCCAACGGGCGCACCATTGCCGTGCTTGGCTGCGGCCTGGGAGTTATTTACCCCCGGGAAAATATAGAACTGGCAGAACAAATCCCTCAACATGGCGCCATCGTCTCAGAACTTCCCATGAACACACCACCCGATTTTCGCAATTTTCCCCCAAGAAACAGGCTGATCAGCGGCTTGTCGCTCGGCGTGCTTGTGATCGAATCGTCGTTAAACAGCGGCTCTCTGATAACCGCACAGTGGGCGCTCGAACAGGGAAAAGAGGTCTTTGCCATTCCTGGAAATATTGACAACATTTACAGCCGCGGCACACACAAGTTAATCAAGGAAGGCGCCAAGCTCGTAGAGGATATTGCCGACATCATTCAGGAATTGGGTCCGGTTGCAGAATTCTTAAATACATGCGATACCCCTTCTTCAAACGACCCCAGAAGCTTATTACTTAACTCACAAGAAAAAAAGATATTCGCACTCCTATCCAGCAGTCCGAAAGACATTGATGAAATTATACAACTTGCCGGACTCCCCGCCTCCGTCGTCACAAGCACCTTGATGATCCTCGAAATCAAGAAATTGGTAAAACAACTCTCCGGCAAAAGGTTTGTCAAGAGTTAGTTATTACATACGAATTCCCTCAAAAGAAATACCTCGTTCTACATCAATTTGCATCTTCCGCCCATTGGCATTTTTATTTTTTTGGCATATTCTTTATCACAAACATTACATATCTTTGATTGCATATTTAGTTAGGTTAAATATTTTTGGGCTGGAGGGGCGACCTAACCGCCCTCTCCACTTACGAGAGCTACTACCCAATTTTGGCTTAATTTAGCTAAAAATCAAGCCCCAGACGAATTACTTCCGAACAAATAAGGAGAATATCCACGACCTAAAGTATAATAGAAATCAATGGAGTAATCCCAATTCTTATTTTTATATACTTGTTCAGGTGCATCCAAAGATGGTCGTTCACGAAACAGAGCTTGTAGTGTTTCGTTTACTTTCTTTGAATCATACATATACCAGTAAGCAGATGTGTCTGTTCCACCAGTGCGAGTTTCAAGTTTTTCCCAAACTTTAACTTGCATTTTACCCTTCAAAGGATTCAAATCATTTTCAGCCGATCCGGAAATCTTCTCGGAATTAATGATTCTCATCACTTCATCCTCTTTGGAAGGAGCCACTAAAATGGTATCCAAATTCACTGGTCTATTTTTACCATTTGGATCTTTGAACTTCATACCCTGTACTCTACCGGCGACGATTGCTTCACGACTCAAAATTGGATTCACCGTGCTATAAGTAATCAAATTACTAAACACATTTGAATTCAGATTGTTGGTGTGAGAAGCAGAGAAAAGGGCTAAACCATCATAACCGGTCGCCGCTACACTCTCATCATATACATCAACGTAGTTAGATGAAGAAAACCCATTTAAAAGAACGTCAGCAAAAGCTTGATCAACATCATTGAAAGTAGCATCTGTGACAGAACGAACCAATCCCTCAATTTGGTCATACAAATCAAACAAACGCATATCCTTGGTTACTGAAACCAACGCGCCATATCTTGCTTGTGTCCAAGTGACAGTGTCCAAATTGTTAATTCTCGCTTGACAAAGCATTAAAATGAGTATAAGCTATATATATAATATATTTTTTATGTTTGGTATTTCTAATCCACAATACATTCCCAATCTTGAACAATATCGTTCAAAAGATTGGCTTTTTCAAAAATATTGGATTGAAGGATTATCGCTTTCTTCTATTTCAACCATTGTCGGTGTCAATCTTTCTACCATTAAAAAATGGATGGTAAAAGTAAATATTGAAAGAAGAAAAGATGGTTCACGAGAGGGTAAATTTCACCACAACTTCAAAGGTAAAACCATAAATTCACAGGGTTATCGCTTAATTTATTCTCCAAATCATCCAAAAAACCAAAGCAGATACGTTCGTGAGCACATTTTAGTGACCGAACAAATTCTTGGAAGGTATCTTTTACCTTTCGAAGTAATCCATCATATCAATGGAGATCGTCTTGATAATCGTCCTGAAAATCTTTATCTTCTTCCCAAAAGAGAACACGATCGTTATGAACAATTAAGAAGAAGAAAATCCAAACTTTTTATACCAATTACTCATTCTAATTTGTCAAAGAGCTAGTAAAACATTTCTGTTTACTTCATACGGTTCATTTCCCGTATGTTCGGACTATCGCATCTCCTGTTAAGGAGTTCTCTTATTTAGTCTCTCACGGTGGTTTTTAAACCTTCCGCCTTGTTGGCATCGCAGCGTTCAAGTCAATTAAAGAGAATTTACACAGGGCAACATTCTGTAAGAATTAAATAAATTCTGGAAAAAATTTATTATTCTACCCTGCACCAAGTTAAGAGAAGGTAAATCAGCACCCTGTGCTACCTTTTTAGCCCCACCCATTCCGTGTAGGATTAAGTGGTCAAAAGTTCTTCGATCAGTATCTTTGACATTGAAAAGATTAAAGCCTTTCAAATCAGCAATACTATTTTTAGCTGCCTCATTCCAAATACTTTGTAGGTCGTCGGTAAGGGCGCTAAAATCACTTGTTAAAATTGCCATATTAAATTATTAATCCCGTGTTAAATCTTAGTCAACATTCATTACTCCACGAGTAAAGTGACCAATTACCTGTGTACCAGTGCCTGCAACTCCAACTCCTCTTTCAATAAAGAAAAGGTCATCAGAACTTGCGTTTGGGTCGACTTGCCCAGCGGCAGCTAGATCAGCTTCGGTCAAAACATCGGTTTGAGCCCAAGCAGCATCACAGTCAGCTAAAAAGTTTACGCCATCAGTTGACCACATAAGAACTTCTTGTCCGGAAGCAGTAGTCACGACTGATTCAGCAGCTACATAACGAATATCCTCGCCATTGCCAGAGGAAGAAGGTGTAAGTAATCCATTACTATCATCAACCATTGCGTCTCCTTTGACGATAGTTGCACTGTTAGCACATTTCATACTTACCGTTTTTCCACTTTCATATTGATACGGTATAAATGCCATAAAAATTAGTTAAACCAAGTTTTTGGACCAGTATTACTTTTCAAAATTTTACGTTCTCCGGTTTTTTCTACTTTCGCAGATGTATTGGAAGCAACACTTGATTTTGAAGTTTGTAATCCGGTATTTTTCTTGGATGATTTATCTACAATTCCTCGCTCTTCTTTCCACATTTTCGTCGCTAATTTGAGACCACGAACTATGGATTCATAGGATGTTTTATCAACACTGCGAGGTAAATAGCCTATGATTTGCTGGTATTGATTGTCATCGACAAGTTCAGGAATATAATCAGGATGTTTTGGTAAGATGGTATTTTGAAGAGCTTTTTGTTCTTCTCGTTTAGCGAGAACTTTAACAACAGCTTCTTCATTTACATCAGCAATTTTGTTTTCACTGATTCCACCCTCAGCACGTTTTTTACCTTTGGCTGATAACATTCCTTGTTTATAATTATCCCGATCTTGTTCGGCTTTTTCCAAGCGTGCCTTTAACGCTTCAACTGTTTCTTCACCGTCTTCGGTTTCGTTTGTAGAGGTGTCTTCCTCTGATTCAGTTTCGTTTTCTGCCGACTCCCCAGTTTCGGTTGAGGTGTCTTCCTCATCTTTTAGGGTTTCTTCTATCTCTTCTTCTGTATTCTTTGAAGAAGATTCCATTGTTCTTTCAAACATATTTTTTAAAACTTTTGTTTTAATTCGGAAGTTCTCCGAACATCTATGAATAAAAAAGACCGTCTAATTGACGATCCTTTTGCTGACCACGAACAATACCACGGGGGTAATATTATTCGCGAGTCAGCTGACGAATCGCCAATCTTTTTGCACCCCCGTGCTTATAATTATTTATTTCTAAACTTTTTAACTGCTTGTCTATTAACTTCTTTCTTTTTTGTCCGAGGTAATCCTTCCTTCATCTTATAACTCATCTCCTTATCGGACATCATCTTTCCGTTTGACATTTTGTGCATTCCCTTTTTCTTTTCCATATTTTTTTATTAGTTCATTTGATAAAATATTTATATGCTTCAATTCCGCTAACCGTCCCATATTTACCCAGTATTCTTTTTGCTCTACTCCAATCCCTAGAATTTCTAATATTGCTTTTTTTCTGATGGTATAATAACCCTTATAACCACTATCACTTGCTGATAAGCTCATTAACCAGTCTTGAATTTCTTTATCTTTTATCAACTTGTATGAGTTGTCTCCAAGTAGTTTAAGCAATAATCGTATTAGTAATAATCTCATAATTTTGGCAATGAACCCATTGGGGCGGTTTCAGGTGCTTGCATAGTTTCTTGGGGAACTCCCTGTGGAACACCTTGTAATTGTCCCATCATTTGTTGGTTGGAACCTTCAAGATATTTATCGGGGTCGTCTCCGTAAGTCTCGGCATAATCTTTAAAAAACTTATTTTGGTTTTGCATAAATATTTGTGGGAAATAAGTGGCATATCCTTTCATTTTTTCTTCCATCATTGCCATTTTTAGTGATTTGCTCTTCTGATACATTCCCTCAGATTCAATCTTTACTAGGTAGTCGTGGTCATCTAAATAGGTGGTGGTAATTTGACTTATTTCAGTTGGTTGACCCTGCATTTCCATTTGAGTCTCACGAACATCAAGATTATATGGTCTATCAAGTTGTGATTGGTCTCCAACCACCTCTACTTGTTTTGTACCAATTTTTCCGTTGGCAAGTTCGACATTTGGTAATCTGAATATTTTGAATATATCTTCTGTTTGTTTTACTCCGTCCTCACCAACTACTGCTTCAATCTTTGGGGTACTATAATTCATTGAAACATTTATAACTCTCAATCGGTATTTTTGTAGCCACAAGTCCGTCATCATTGTGAAGAATAAACCTTTTAATTCTTCGGCTCTTTCATTTGCAATTACAATCTCTCTGGCGGTTGAACCTGAGCCTGATGTTCCACCCTGCACCTTATCTGTTGAGTCATTTTCCAGTCCACCTCGTATAATATTAAGCATTGCAATATCACCTTGTGAAATTCCCTTAACCGGCATTGGAGCTACCTGACTGACATCTTCTACATATATTCTGGTATCTCCACTGACAAATTCATTTTCTAGGTCAAAATAGTCCTTATTCACTGATCCAATTAACATTGGTGTCATCACTGAACGATAAACCTCATCTGTTAATGAGTTTACAAAAGCGTTTTCAACATCTTGTTCACCCATTAAGATATTAGGCAGTGAGTTACCCCAAAAGAAAGCAGAATTTGCGAATGGTTCATATATAGCCGAGGCAAATGGATATTTCTTTTTCTTTCTACCCCACAATAATGGAGTATCAAGCATTAAAACCCCATTGATAATTACCTTATAACCTTTGTATTCTCCATACTTTTTATAGTATCTCACTACCTCATACTGATTGGATTTTGTTCTAGTATCCCATTCTTTCTTAAAAAATGTTTGAATTTCTTCTTGTCCAATTAACTGTCCACCACTTTTAACTTTGTCCCAATTCTTAAATTTACTCCACTCAAAATCAAGTTTATCTTTGTCCACATATTCTACCCACGCAACCGCTGATTGATTCTGACACCCACTGATATATGGGTCTTTAATTAGAAAACTAGAAAGTGGTATATTTATTTCAATACACTCATCTTCAACTACTTCTTCTTTTTCCTCAATCTCAATTTCACCAGTAGTCGGATCATAATCTTTAATAATTTGAACCTTATCCTTAATTTTTAGATACCCATCATATTTGATTACAGTACCATTTATTACACAATTCCATGAGTCAAAGAACATTTCCATTGATGGATTTTTATCGCCTGATACAAACGATGATTCCACCAACGTTTTCATCACCTCAGCTCGAAATATTGATACTTGGTCTTTTTCATTAAAAGCGGATAAGGATACCTGTGGAGGATTTTTTGCAATCCCAGCAATTAACGCTTTTACTTTGTTTCTGGTGGTCTTTGAAAAGAAGTTGGCTTGCCAATCAGCTTTACCTTGATCCTCTCTTGTTGGGACATAACTATTGGCTCTTTTCTGATTATCATCAATGAATTGTTTTAAGGTGCGGTCATTAAATTCTGGATAACTTCTATTCATTACCTCAAACATTTCCTTAACTTCTTTATAAACATAACTAATAATCTCTTTGTTTTTATCAGTTTGTTCAATTTTGGTTGTAAGTTCTTCCATAAATACTTGCCCCGCTCTATGCCATGCGTAATGCGTATGGCTTAATTACTTTCTTTCTACTCTTTTCTTCAACATAGTGTTTTATTTTTGGCGTGTAAATTGAGTCAAAAGACAGCATTAGTGCGTCTGCCACGTCGGGTGATTCAATTCCTCTAGTACGCATTTCGTCCTTACTCATTATCTTCAGTTTACCGGCACTATCAGTCTTATATTTAATCTCTAATAATTCCGACCAATCACTCGCTGGATCTAGTTTACCACCATTATTCAACCATTCTTTTACTTTCCAATAATTCTCGGCTCTTCTGTTCATAAACTTGGTTGACTCTCTTGCGGACTCTCCTAATTTTACAGCATTTATCCTAAAGCCCTGCTCTCGCAATCGATCTGACACTCCACCACCTACTCCGGTATCATCAATACTTACCGCTGGCCATTCGATCTGATGTTCTTTTACAAACCTTACTGTCGTGCCTGTTTGACTCATCAAATCACCATCTTGATTCTTGCCGAGAATAGTCGCATAGTTGTTTGTGCGTTTCACCCACACATTAAAGTTTCCCCCACCTCTGGCCACATCTTGACCCAAATAAACCATTCCAAAAGGATTTTCCACTTTTACCAATGCTCTTTCAAATTCTGCGTCGGTTATCAAATAACTCCAGCCCCTATCATCAATTGCATCCGCTTCGGGGAATTTATTTTCATACAGGACAGAGAAATATGGTCGTTGTTTTGCTTCTTCAATAAAATTTTCATTCAATCTACCCTCTTTTATTCCTTGTTTATAATCGATATTCAATTTGAAATACTTTGGATCCCTATAACTATCAAGGAAATGATTGCGATAAAAGGGGTTGCCAATCTTACAATAAAAGTTTTCCATCTTATCTCCTAACATTCGGAATATCTTTGCTTCAATGTCATCATCAATCATCGCTGCTTCATCAAGTACTAGTTGTGCTGCTCCAAACCCCATTAGTGCATCTCCGGCTTTTTGTTTGTTTCGACTATCTGCTGATAAGACATAAACCTCACCCAGAGTGTTGTTAGCGTGTTTAAACGTTAATCTATTCTTACTCCGTTCTCTTCTCAAGTGTTCCATTGTCTCGGTCTTATCCAATTCTAGTTTCCTCTTTGTATATTCATTATCGAAAGTATGGTCAATTATATAACCCATTATGATTCTTGCTTTCTTTTCACTCGGAGCGACTATCGCCCACTTCTCCGGATAATTTGATACCCTCGTCAATACTGCCAACGCTACTGTCAAGGACTTCCCGAACCTCGTGTGAGCTGACAACCAAACCCTCGGCTTCGGTTTCATTGCTATCAACTGGAATATTTGACATTGACTCTCCGTTAGTTTCATCGGCTTCCCCTCCTCGGTCTTGTAGAGCTTCTGTACTAGGCTCTGAATTTTCAGAAGTTGGGGATTCATTTAATAATTGTTTAATATCTGTTTCTAAAATAGTTAAATCAATACCACCTCCCAATTCTATCTTTTGCGTTGATTTGCCCAAAACTCTATCAAACAAACTATCAATTGCTTTATTATCTGGTCTTTCAGTAGTTATAAAGTAATATTCACTATTTTTTTCATAATCATCTGCCAAATAAGATTCTATTTCTTCTCTGTCTGTCACTAATTCAGGTTTATTTCTCTTTCCATCTTTATCTATGTCTATTCTATAAAGCATTTGAACACCCTGTGCTAAGTTCATCTGACTATCAATCAATTTATGTGTTGATCTTAAAACTCTTTGTCTAAACTCTTCTTCTACCTTTTCCATCTCTTTTGTCTTTGTGTTTTTACTTCCTTCCGGTCTACCTGCGTTCTCTCTTATTCCTCCCCATTTTGATTTTTCTTTCAGGCTTTCAAATTTAATTGTCTTTTCTTTTTCTTCCATATATTTTGCTAGATTGAGCTATAATTTCTTACCTTGTCCCTCCAAATCATTTTTGATGTGCCCCAAATACTTTGAATCCAACCATTGAGCACCCCAGCTAGCTAGTGTATCTCTTAGCATATTACATACTGACATCGACTGTTGGAACGTAAGTTGTTTATCTATAAGCTCTAAGAATAATTCTTTTGCCACTTTTTGCTCACTTCCGCCTTTGGCCAACTTCGACAAATCAAACATATTCTTTAAAATATTTTTCCCAATAATCACGATTATGATTTGTTTTCATATGACATTTCACACAAAGAGTAATTAAGTTGTTCGGATTACAATTTTTCTTATCATAATCTATATGGTGAACCGAATAAGCAACTTCGCTTTGTAAACTACTACAGATTTGGCATGTATAATTATCCCGTTCTCTTATGCTTCTTTTAAGTGTTAAAGACCAATCTAGTGAATAGGGTTTGTTTGAAATACCTCCCTGCCAATTAGATCCTTTTTCACCTCTTTGTGCTAAACTTATTTTTAATTTTGTCTCTTCTGATAATTTTATACCTTTTTTAGTAATACTTATTTTTTCACGTATTTTATTCGTCATTTGGTATGGTTTTTTACCCTTATTTGCTTGGCTAATTTTTCTTTTTGTTATATCTAAATGTTTCCTACCAGTATTAAAATAAATTAGTTTTTTTCTTGTTTCCTCTGTTATTGGTATCCCCTTATTCCACGCTTTTTGACCTTTGTGCCCCTCACTTATTCTAATCCTTGTTTCTTTACTTCTCTTAATACCTTTAATTTTAGCACCAATTTTATTACCCCAAGTAATTTTTCTACCTTTCATTATTTTACTCATTTTTTGTCTCCACTCTTGAGAATGTGTTTTTCCAATATGACTTTTACTTAAACTATTCTTAGTTTTTTGTGTCCTAATATAAACTCCGCTAGGCACATTATTCTTCTATCCCAAGAGCGGTGCTTACTTCAAGCAAAACTTTCTTGTTTAAATATTTTTCAATTGAATATTTTAAAAACCACTCCTTGAGTTTGGTGTGTTTTTCATCTGATAATTCAACTGATACCTCTGCTTCACCCATCTCATTCATTTTCTTTTGATCTGCCTCAATCCATTCTTTGTTTGCTTCAGCAAATTTAGCGTCTAGTTCAGTTGAAACAACTTTTTTCTCTTCATCTGTTTTTAACTCTTTTGTCTTTTCAAGATATTCTACTTGTAGAGGTTTAAGGGCTTCATTTCTTTTTACATTAAAATCTGATACGAAAGATGCAAGTTCTTTACAGGCTTCTGTTAAGTCATTTACCAAACTGACATTTAGTCTGATGTCTTTAACTGTTGAAAGGTCTTTGGGCTGAATAGAGTCCATTATTTGGGTTAGTTCTACTATCCTCAAGGCTGAAAGTTTTACGATCTGCATAATATTTTATATTACCCCGCGTATTGCAGGTGAGTTAATTTATAAGTTATTTGTATCTTGCAAAATTCACATTTTAATTCCGGATGATTAAGTATTTTTCCACAATCGGGACATTCAACTATTCTAGGCGGTGCTTTATTTAATCCCAACTCTTTAGATTTTTCTTTATATTTCATACCAAAAACCCGCTCTAATTATTAGCGGTTATATCTACGACTTTCGCAAGCATCTTTGAAAACCATAGGGTAAACTTAGTGAGGTTTTGCAATAACAAACTTTTTCTCTAATTCCCTTTGCCTATATAACAGCGTCCGCCATTACTAGAACAAACTGTGGGATTTATCATTATTACAATTTGAGTTGTTAGTGCAAAGCCTTACTAAGTTTTTGTGCTTTTATAGTAGCATACTTTAAAAAATTTGTCAATATTTAATACTAAAACTAGCAAAATTAGTGATACTAGTCGCACTTTATCCACAATTTAATTAATACCACTATTGACACTTGTACCCCCAAGGTGTATTATATTAAATATAAAGATTAACTGCCCCTTTCCACTAGCCTAGTCACCCTATTCTATCATAGACTAAAAGGTGGGGGGGGCGGTAATCAATGTTAACTTTATTCATTTTAACCTTAACAATATGATAACAAAATATGGTTGGAAATGGGGACAAAAAACCCTACAAGATTTTATTGATGATGGTACAGTAAGCGAAAAAAAATCTAATGAAATTTGCGAAATAGTTTGTGGAGTAATTATACTCTCAACCCTTCTCTTACTACCTATTTTATTCACTATAATTTTATAATATGGAACTTTCAAAAGATTATAATGACTTGCCAGAATTACCAGAAGCCGAATTTAATAATCCAACAGATTGGTTAGAGGGATTATTCACCAATTGTTCCAACTGCGGAAAATCGTGTGATAATGGGTTTAAATTTAAAAATTGTGTAATTTGTGAAAAATGTGTTCGAAATATTGTAGAAGATAACCTTCCAATTACTTAACTTAAAATATGACCAATAAAATAACAAAACGTGCCGCAGTGGCCATTTTGAGCCTCTGGTGGCGCAGGGTAGTTCTATCCTGAAAACTGGATTGGATGAACAAACGCAAGTGGCGGAAGTTTTATCGGAATATTTTAATCAAAGCTAAACTTAAAAAATATGAATAACGACCAAGCACACGCTCAATTTGAATTTGACAGAGAAAGAGAAAAAACAGACATCTGGGACGGATTAGAAGAAGAACCGATTGATCCGCATATTCTCGCCGGCCTTACTCCTTGTGGAGTAAACGAAGAGGGAGAGGACTACTGGGTTGGAACTAACAAAAATTGGCAAGATTACGCTTTCAATTAAATAAATTAAGTTAATAAGAAATATCAAATAATTATGGAAACTTCTTATACACAGGAACAATTAAAAAATATTTATTCAAAAATTAATCTTCCTGAATGGATGGCATTAAGAAACATCAAAAAATGTCATTATGGTTGCAAGGGAAACTTGCCACTATATACAGGAGAAAAAGATGGTGTAAAACTAAATCCAAAATATCTAGTACACATCTCACAAACACACGGCTTTCCTCCTGATATTTTTGTAGAAGAAATAGCTAAAAAGTTATATAAAAACAAAGAGGATGTAGACAGGATGATTAAAATATATGATTATGTTAAATAATATGAAAAAGAAAGAAGAACCAAAAATAAAGTTTTCAATCAAAGCTAAACCAAAGACAGTGGTTAAATTCAAAGTGAGAGCCGCAAAGGAGGATTTAAAGCATGGTGAAATGCTCGAGAAATTACTTAATAATAAATAATATGTCAGACAAATCTTTAAAAGACAAAGCAATCGATTTTAAGGGCAAAAAATATGTCTTAGTAGCCGATCGTATCAACTTTTTCAATGACAATTACCCATCCGGCTATATTGAAACAGTTATGATTTCAGACCCAACATCCCCGACCATTATTATAAAAGCGTGTGTGACTCCAGATGAAGCATTTCGCCATAGATTCTTCACCGGCCACAGTCAAGCAGTAATTGGCGAGGGCTACATAAACAAGACCAGTGCACTTGAAAATGCTGAAACATCCGCTGTTGGTCGAGCTTTAGCTATGATGGGGATCGGCGTTATTGAAAGTGTGGCAAGTATTGATGAAATAAACAAAACTACACATTATGGAACACCAACACCTAAACCCACTCAAGCTAAAGGTTATGAAACTAAAAAAGTTATTCCATCAAACATAAATGAAGAGTCAAAAACTAATGTGCCATTTTAATTTTTAAACTAATTTTATGAGCAAAATAACCATCAAAAAAATCCTGAATAAGCAGAAAACAAGTAGGGCCGGAAATCCCTATGATTCCTGCAGTATCCTCACAACAGACAAAGAAGGCAACGAAGTTTGGCTCAATTCTTTCTCTAACTCTATCACAAAATCTTGGAGAGACGGAGATACTGTTGAACTTGAAATAACAAAGACAGAATACGGTTTCAAATTCAAAGAGCCTAGAGAAAGAACCCTGGAAGATGTATTCCCTGAATTAAAAAAGATTGTGGAAATGCTTGAATCACTTACAATTATAAAAACCCTGGGTGGTGAGATTGACCCAACTTTTGCACCAAAATCAACAGATGTCCGCCTGGAAGAATTAAATTTTTAATTATGATTATTGGAACTGGAATGTTTATACTGGTTTTGATTCTACTTTCAGTTTTTGGAGGGGAAGACGGATGTGGTTGTGGTTGTCTTCTAATTATTCTCGCTGTATTGGGGATTATTACTTTGATATAAGTTATCCACAAGGAGGGGTTTGTGTTCAATTACAATTTATGGTATGATGTGTCTAGCTGTAAAAGATCCAATATGAAAAAAAATATTCAAGATAAGCAAGCAGTTAGCGAGTTGTCCAATAAAATGGACTTGGTAGGGATACCATCAGAAACTCGTTATCTGCTTTTTTAATTGGAATTATATGGCAAACCGCAGAATGTTCAGTTTAGACATAGTAGCTTCCGACGCTTTTCTTGAAATGCCCACTTCCTCAAGAGAGTTGTATTTTCATCTTGGAATGTACGCCGATGATGATGGGTTTGTAAGCCCAAAAAAAATAATGCGTATGGTAGGGGCAACAGAGGATGATTTAAAAATACTTTTAGCAAAAAGATTTTTAATTGTCTTTGAAAATGGAGTGGTAGTTATTAAACATTGGAAGATGAATAATTACATAAAAAATGATAGATATAAAGAAACAGTTTATGTTGAAGAAAAAAAAGCTCTAATTACGAAAGATAATGGATCTTATACAGAATGTATCCAAAATGTATCCAAATTGGAGACACAGGTTAGGTTAGGTAAGGTTAGGTTAGGTAAGGTAAGTATAGATAATAGTCGCTTCGCTCCTCCAAACATTGAAGAAGTTAAAAAATATTGTGACGAACGACAAAACAGTGTTGACCCTCAAACATTTGTTGACCATTACGAGGCAAATGGCTGGTTTCGTGGAAAAACGAAAATTAAGAATTGGCAGGCGTGTGTAAGAACTTGGGAAAAATCATCACAATCAAAAGGAATTTTAATTTTAAAAGACTAATTATATGCACATAGTAGTTTTCCACGACAAATCAACCAAAGAAGTAAGTCAAAAAATAGCGGATGAAATAATGACTAAAAGTTGTGATTCAAAATTACAGGGAATCAAAGTCAACGACAATTTTTACAAGTTCTCCGCCATTTCCAAAATAATGCCTATTGAAGAGTTTTATAAAGAATACCCTGATAAAAGACCACCTGAGGTAAACAATCAGTTTAAGAATATTTATGGAAATATGGGTAGCTCACAGGTTTGGAAACCAACCGGAAAAGCAAAAGAACTAATGAGGCAGGGTTTTATTGAGACACGGCAAGAGATGGTGGGAGAATCATTTGGTGTTGCTACACAAAAATTTGATAATTTTCTTAAACATAATACTTCATACCGGTTTCGCTACTGATCCAAGTACTTCCAAAACTTCCCTTGCGCTCTTTTCCCAGGAAAATTTTTTTATTTGTTTAAATCCTTCTTTTTTCATTTTTGCCCGAAGACTCTCATCTTCTAAAACCTTTTTAATTTTATCCGCCATATCATTTACATCATAGGGATCAAAATAGATCGCTGCATCTCCTCCTGCTTCGGGTAAACTCGAAATATTACTTGTCAAAACAGGGCATCCGTATTGCATTGCTTCAAGAATAGGAAGACCAAAACCCTCGTACAAGCTTGGTAATACAAAGCACTTTGCATTTTTGTAGAACTCAGGCAAATCCTCATCCGTAACATTATTTGCCTGATTTTTCCCTAAACCGACCTGCGTGGGCGACACTCCCGCATAGAGCCAAGTCACAGACATCTGAACATACCGTACCTTAAAAGCATTGCCTAAAATCAATTGTCCATTCATTACTAGGCAGGTTATAAGCAAAGTTGTCCCAAAAGACGCGGCGCTCATAAGGCCGAAAGTGCCGTTGAAAGCCC